GTTTTTCGACATTTATCTTTTCCAACTCAACCGCTATCTTTAAAAGTTCAATCGTGGGTTTGGCCTGAATCTCGTTTATCTCGGTCATTGTCTTTGCCCTGTCGTAAGCGGTATTAGCACTATTTTCAATAGCCTGTGTCCGTCTTTCCTCGGCTGCGCCCAAATCAGAGGCGATTTCGCCCTTCTCTCGTTCAACGGCAAGCATTTGCAACTGTTCGGCCAACTTCTGCTGCACGGCCATTTTTTGCTGATTCTGTTTCTCAATAGCGGTAAGTTCCTTCATTAAGTCCTCTTTGTCGGCCATCTGTAATCTTGAAATTAGCATTGACCAAGTAATCGGGGCAGGGTCGCCAAGTTGACCGCCGAGTTCCTTGAGATTAAGCAACTCCATATACGCCTCGTTCTTCTGCGTGTCTGTAAGTACACCCTCGGAAGCGACACAATCATATTTACCAAAATCTTTCAGGTAAAACTGAGGAGTAGGGTCTGACACAATAATTCGTTTAACTTTTTCGGGCGGATACTGCTGAATCAATCTTAACATTTTCGTGCCGATACACGATACCGAATGTTCGAGATTATCAAATAAGCCCCGTAATCCGATAAGTCCCGCACCCGCTCTCATTTTAGCAAGTACACCGGCTATCTGGAGTTTATTGTTCGAGGTCTGTCCGGCCATCTCCTCGTTGATTCCGGCCATACGGGGTATCCCCCGTTCAAAAATATCGTGCAGGGCGAACATTCCCTGTGGAATATCGGGAATCTGACGGTCTTTATACTTTGCGCCGGTCGGATTAGATAACGCACCCTCTTTTAATTTGCGGGGACTGCCAGAACCGGTCTTAAACGCATCTTCCTCGTCAACGAAAGTATTTTCCTCATAATCAACGCCCGCACCTATCTGCATATCGAACAGGGCGGTCATAGAAGTCATTCTCTTATCGTCCGCCCTTTGTGAATCGATAAGTCCGTGAATGATACTTTGCAGTTTATCTTCCATACTATCGCACTCAGGGTCTAAATAGGCGACAATCGGGGTAAAGGAAAAATCGTCAATCCCGAAAAGATTGATTGAGTGTTCCATTTCCTTGCCTTCAAGGAAAGAATCTACTTCAATGGTCGGCATCCATCGACTTTTTACGGTAACGGTATCAGGGTTAAATCGGCCGGACATCATTAAATCGTCAAGTTCTTTTTTAGTTCCGTTCCACTCCATCTCCTCCCCCGTCTCTTTTATTATAATTATCTTCCGTTCCTGAGTAGTTCGTCTCTGAAACTCATCGTAAGCCAATAAAATCTCACCGTACAGAACAGGCTTGGTATAAAGATTAAATTTATTATCCACGCCTTTAGACTTAATTTTATCAATTTCACTCTCTCTATCCGGCAGAAGCATTTTTGCCGCTTCTTTCGTGATATATTTCCTGATAATTCCGTAATGACAATCGGCAAGGTCAAGCTCTGAGAAGTTCGGGTCTAACAAAAACTGGTTGTACCTGAATACATCGAATCGGGTATCGAAATTCCTGTCGTTGTAGATATTTACAAGGTTAATCCCCGTCTTTAATGCACCCTCAAATGCACCCGAAATCCTGTAATGACCCCCGTTATGCGCCATTGTGTGCATTGAAATTCTTGTAAACTGATTGGCTGTCATCTCATCCCCGCCCTCTGTCGGGTCGTACTTCAATCCTAAGCGGTGGTCTCTCTGGTATCCTGAAATCCACTTGACATTCTGACGGAGTTTAGGGAAATTCATCGGGACAAGGTTCCTGTCCCTGCATCTTAACTTATCAAGGGCCGTCCAAGAATCGCCGAGATAGACTTGCAAATCGTTCTTAACCGAGTTCTGCCAAGTACCGAACGCAGACCAAGCCTGATTATAAGCCTCGTCAAAATCCTTTTCCCTGTCAGTCATACCTTTAGTTGTAGCCATATTGAGCCTTTAACGCTTTGTACTGGTCTTTACTCATACCGCCCGAACTATCCATCTGAATAGCCTTACTCATAGTCCTAATCGCATCCGCACCGTGAGACCATAAATCGTGAACCGGCTTCTGACCAAATACCTCTGATTTATCGTGAAATTGCCTGTGATAATTCTCTAAACAATCTATCAAGCCTGAACATTTTTCTTTATCTATCCAGCAGGTAGGCAACATCTGACGGGTTCTCTCGATACCATCGTCAACCCTTTTCTCTCGCGGGACTTTTCTGAATTGTAAACCCAGTTTTCGGGCGGTTTCAAACAAAGTTTCGCCAGTTCCCATATTCCCGTGCGATATATCGTGGGGGGCGAAATGGTCGCCGTAAATATACTTCTCAGACTTCACCCTATCGGCTAAAATCCTGATATAATGACTCATTCCCTCACCGTGATTCTCGTAATAGTCGATAATCCGCTTCTCGAATCGAGATAACTGATAAAAAATGATAGCAGTATCATCGCCATACCCCAAATCCCACGCAGTATGTACTAAATTCTGATTATCGTAAGGAACATTGGTAATCTGACCCTTTTCCCAGAGATTTTCAACGATTCTGCCGTAATAAGACCCCTCCTGACCTATCTCGAACGAACAATAATACTCCTGTTGAATCATCTCCTCGCTCATACCGCTTTTCCTGTCGTCATCAATAGCACTTAGGTCAATAGCGTTGGTGTCATCAACTGTCAATTTCTCGCAAAACCAATCCGGATTGCCTTCGGCCATACGAAACAGCCTGTAAGCGTGATTCTTACCCCTCGGCGTGAAGTTAAATACCGCCCAACCGCCATTCTCTGCCAAAATAGGCCTCGCCAAGTCCCAGCCAGCCTTCGGATTCTGACAACTAAACTCCGAAAATACACACCCCACTGGATTTACACCAATAGGTTCGTTCCTGTCAGTACCCCGTATCTTGAAAATAGACCCGTTCTTTAACTCTATCTTCATCTCCGCCTCATTCTTGCGGGCAATCAACTGAAATGGAAAATGGTCGGTAAACTTATACCCATCCCTGTCCATACCATCCCATAAAACATCACGACCCATAACAGAAGTCGGAAAATAATAGTAATATGCACCCTTCCGCTCAATCATCCGAGGAATCATATAGTTAAGAAAAGTCTTGTCCTTACCTGAATTGTGGACTATATATCCATTGGCAATATAACTATGGAAATCCTCAACTTCAAGGTCGTAAACTTTACCGTGTATTAAATCGTCAAAAACAGCAACGGAACCATTCGTTTTTATAGAATTATCTGATATTTTTTCTTCCCAAAAATTAGTTTTATGCTTCTTTACATTTTTTAAAAGATATTCAAACCGTTCCTGTTTCTTCTTACTATAAATCTTTATCCGAGATAGGTTATGAAGCGAAGAAAGTGAATAAATAAACAATCTTGTATTATTTCCTCTTGGGTCTTTCTTAACTTTTCCCCTAATCCCAAACTTGAGTAGTAAAAGCCTATAATCCTCGGCCAACTGTGGATTTATACCGCCCTCAATAACCATTTGGCCACAAAGACAGCTGAACCCTCTCGGCGTTATAGTTATTCGTGAATAAATCGAGCCATCGCCAGAAATAACACCAGACAAAAATGCCAAAGTGCTTTCTTCGTCAAATTTCCATACAATATCAGGCATTATATTAGAAGTTTTAAAGTATTTCCGTATTGGATGACAATTTGTCTTAATTTTAGTAGGACAAACTATATCAAAAACCTTACCTTTTTTATATCTCTTTGGTTTAACTTCTGGAAACGCAATAACAACTAATTCCTCAAACCGTCTAAGTAATCTTTCGTCTATATTTGTGAATTTAGGAGTCTGATTTTTTGTTATATGTCCATCCGTAAGTAATAAACCCAAAACCTCGGCCAGTTCGGGATTATGAACCGTACCAAACGCCAACTTTCCACCATTAGTCAAAGACTGTCTATGTCCTATTGGCTTCCAAGTACCCCTTGTTAAGACTATATGGTTCTCAGTGGCGTATAAACCGTTAAAATTGTAAGTATCCGCCTCGCCATTAAACCATAACTTCTTGACTTTTTTAGGATAAAGACCATAAGTAGTTTTTTGAGTGCCAGAATTATAAGTTTTTGTATATGATAAAACCTCTTCACCCTTAACAATATCCTCAATCTTCTTAAAGCTACCATCAGCCATAGCAATAGGCGTTCCCTCAAGCAAACAACGCCTGTGCCAGACACATATAGCCCGCTTCTTCTTGCCACTCTCCATAGCGTGTAAAAATGGAACTTGATAGTCCCTCGGCGTAAAGTTATAAGGTAATACTAACTTTGTCCGCTCCATTGTATATGCCATTAGAGTAAAATCCTATCCAGAACTTAAAAATCATTCAAAATATTAACAATCTTTCTCTTTATACTGTAAAATTTTATCCATATCTTTAAATTTTCAGCCTTCATTGCATTTAAAAATGCCCGTACATCAGGGTCGCTCTTGCTAATCTTTTCATTTAACTCCGCCATTGGGCCGATTTTTTTGTACTTCTTGCGAAAACCTTTATACTTCCATTTCGCAACCTCTTCACTATGACTGTCTTTTTTAGACTTTGCCATTTTATTTATCCTTTCAAGATAAAAGTTATCGAGAACTTAAAATGTTGTAAATTAAACCGTAAACCAAAACTACTGCACAATAACCTAAATATATATTTATCATTGTCTATTCCTTTTGCCCAGAACTTAAAACTGGGGTCGAAAATGGGTAGGTACTATAACTCACACTACAGTTTTCGTTTTCAGGGATTGCTTCTGCACAGGTTCGATTTAGCCGCTTCGCCGGTGCTGTATTGGCTGTTCTGTTCTGGTTTGTCGTCATTGCCTTTCTTGCCCTTGCCTTTACTTAGATTATACATATACATATACTATTATACTATTATATCCGCTGTCTGCCTTGCCTTAAGACATTGATAGTTCCATTGGCTCTGTCCTATACCTGCGGGGCAAGGCGGGAATGTATCCGCAAGTAGTTCGCCTTTATGTTTCAGTAAGATACCAACACCCGATACTCGGTTTGGCTTGCCGTGCATCTGATTGACTATGTTCGGATTGGACTGTTCGCTTTCAATTCTGTTCGGATTGGATGATGCTTCTGTTCGGATTGGTTCGGGTTCGTGCAACTGAGACGATTCTGGTGCGTCATCTTTAGACTGATTCTGCCGTTTAAACGCCATTCTGCACTTATCAGAGCAAAACTGCCGTTTCCTATTACCCTTACTTTCAATCTCTTTACTGCATTTTAAACATTTCATAAGCCCTTCCTTCCTTAACCCTAATGCTTTACTATCTTTATATCAATCGACCCGCTAACATTATTGTCAATCTTATCAGACCAATTATGGTTTTTTAGCCAGAAAATCGAGCCTGTCGGAGCGTTGCCGTAGAGCTTTTTCTCGTGAAAAGCCTCTATTCGGGATATGGCTTTTTTGATGACGCTCGAAAACTGCTTGTTTTTATTTTTAGTCATATAATCAATTAAGCTGCTTCTATTACAAAAGCCTAATTCTAAGCTTAATTCGACAACAGACAGGCTATCTTTATGTTCTAACAAGTATTTGTCGATATTTGCTTGTAGTTCTGCTGGGGTCGCGTATATTGCCGGACGGCCAACCTTATTATATTTTTTTGCCATATTATCCTATTTTTCCGTGTTGTTTTTTCTCAACATTTATCCATTTAGGTTTTTATCTATCTTTTACTGCGTTGATTATCGAAACGGCGTTGTTATTTATTATCATTGCCGGTCTTTTGCTTTAAGTCTATTGTTTGTCAATACTTATCACCCGAATAGTCTTTAGTCTATCTTTAATGATGTTGTTCAAACTATACAATCAATTCTATCACGGTATTAGCT